ACCTTTACCTAAACCAGGGTTCGAAGAATTTAACCTAACAATATCTTCATACCTCATCAATGCTGCGTTTGTTCTACTCACAGTCATCTTACAAAATCTCCTTGTATTAGGACCTACATAACTTGGTCCATATTCCATTGAGATATATCTATACAAATTTATTACACGGAACTTCTGTTGTTCAGCGAATTGAGTTGTTGCGGAAGGAATACCCTTATCGTCATCGTTCAAATCCCAAATATAATCAAGATTATCTAAATCAGATATGGTTACACCCAATCCATCAATGGTAAGTCCAAGATTATTTAATACCTCAAAGTAATCATCTTCATTTACAAGATCTTGGAAGTATTGGTATTTGTAGTCATCAGAGAGTTTAGGATGGTTCAATACCTCATCCATACTCCAATCGTTCGTTATATCACACATATTGTATCTTAAATTAAATTTTAACAGTTTCCATCCCAACAAGGACCGAAACCACAAGGGTAAATATTTCCATATGGTTCGTACCAGTTCATTATATTACCACCTCTTACACCACCACGAGGCATATACACACCTGTAAAATATGATTGTGCTGTCTTTGGTAAGTTGTCTAAGGCGTCAGGATTTGAATACCATATGAACATCGCCGGATGATCCAATAGATATTTAACCATTCTTCTCTTATAAAATTGTGCCATATCCAATATTGATGATCTCAAATACTTAATCTCATCCAAATCGGCTGGTGTTGAAAACTCACTTGACTCTTTTGAGATGGCTTTATTTGTTGATTTCCAATTTAAGAATGGGAACATCAAGTAAAATGCGTATTGAGCCACCAATGGTTGTACATAGTTTCTCATAAACGCTTGTTCATCAGGTGTTAGAGTGTTATTTTGAACCGCTGTATTCAACGCATTCATCCCTGTCTCCCCAATCCCTTCTTGAACTATCGTTTGTTGAGCCTGTACAATATATGGAAGTATTTTGTCGTCGTCCACATTATCCTCAATTGGGGTATTCTGACGAAGATATGTCGTTGATATGAAATAAACTATCGGTGTGTAAGACATTAGATTATATTATTAGTTGTGTTTATTGTTTCAGTTGGTTCAGTTGGCTGTGGTTCCCCCAACATTCTTCTTGCTACGTTAGGTGGAATACCATAGATCAACTCTAATATCGCTGATCCACTATCAATTGTGGTAATACCTTGAGACACTGAAGTTTGAATTGATAAGATTCCTTGTACCCCACCGACAGATCCTTTAAGTTCTGCTTGTGCTTTCTCTTGTACGTTTAAGTCCTCTGATGCTGGTATAGATCCCTCGTCAGTCAATAATCCTGTCTCATCCACATCAGAGTATTGTTTCAATCTTAATTCTTCTGTAAATCCAATATCTTTCAATACGGTATTAAATGCGTATTCCAATTGTTCTTGACGTTGAGTAGTATAATATACCTGTAATTCAGCCATCATTTCTTTACGTTCTGCTGATGATCCCAATTTACCGGGTTCAGTGCTGATCAAACTGATCGGGAACTCGTGAGCCATTGTGATTTGTTCTACAACTTGACTCTGTAACATCAAAAATCTTTCATCCGAATTATTCAATTGGATTGGAATTAACTCTGGTTTTGATTCTCCACCATCTGAATAGGTAATTAGTATCTTACCCGCTCCATCTGCTCCTTTATAATTTCTTTGGAACTCACGGAAGAACATATTTTGTTCATCTTGAGTTGGAATACCTGTAGCGAAATTCAAAATAAATGATGGGGAGAAACCTTGTCTCACCTGATTTACGTGGAATTTACTAATTTGATAATCTAAATCAATCCAATTTATCGCTGTGGAATAATTAGGGATCGGATATAAGTTGGTATGTGCGGGATTTGGTTCAATGTAATATAACAATTGACGACCAGTTCTATCAGTTGGATCATATTTTTTAATGTATTCAGGTTCGTGTTCAGGTTTTTTTATGTTCGCCCAATCAGTTGAATACCAAAAGTAATCGGCTTCTTCCTCTTCTTCTTTAAGACCTATTCTGATTGTATGTAATGGAACATAATCTAACTCAAATGATTGACCATCACGAGACCATCTAACCTCCATACAGAAGCCATTATACAATTCAAAATCTTTAGCGAGGTATTTGAATAGATGAGGTATTCTATTTTCCTCACACCATCTTCTTAATCTCTCATCCAAAATAGGTTTAAGACCAAATCCTGCACTCAATTTTGACTTCTTGTTGATGATTGCTCGGTTCAAACTTGAACCATAGTTGTTATACAACTCTAAAATATACACAGGATATTGGTTGGATGCTCCCCAACTTAAGAAATGATACTCACCTTTCTTTTCAAATTTATACACAGGTGGGATATACGCCTCGTTAAATGTGAATATTTTAACTGGTATTCCTTTTTCTTCTTTTATTTCTTCATTCATAATTTTTATTCGTATACATATTTAGTTTGATTTGTTGGAACATATACAGGATGTTGTGTTGTTCCTGATGAATATATCCAAGCCGCTCCTGTTTCAACAACGTCATTAGTGGTTAAACCAGTGATTGTAAGAGTATTTCCCGTTGTCTGCCATACTTTATAACTATATTGACCTTGGATGAGGTTATATGGGGTTAAATTAATTGGAAACCAATTCCATCTATTGATATTTGGGGATGTTTCACCGGTCAAAAATAACAATGTTTGATCGTTAAGTTGTTTACCATCTAACTCAAGGATATACGTCGTAGCCGATAATGGGAGCGTCGTATTCTCAAATAGAGTAAACGGGGTTAATGATGTCTGATAATTTGGTATTCTTATCATAAGTTTTTAATTAAATATTGGTGGTGGATTTTTGTTTGATATAATAAAAAACCCCCCAAGTCAATCCAGACAAGGGGGGGTATAAAGAGGTCAGAAGACCTTGAAGAATAAGATTACGCTACTGTGATAGTAGTTCCAATTAAACCTCCGTTGATTAAGTACGCTCCGTTGGCAGATTTCCAAGAGATAGATTGGTTAAGACCATTCATATCACCAAGTAATACTCCCAAGTTCGCATCACCAGCAGATGCTCTACCAGAAGATTCAAGACCTAAATAGTAGTAATCACCGGCATTTGATTTCACTACACCGAATAACGGGCTTCTTCCAAGTTCAATCATTCTGTTTCTCACATTACAATCAAGTGTGATCAATTTGATAGATAAGATTGATTCGTAGAATACAGTACCGTTTTCGCGTGAATAATTTCCTGTTTGAACTAAACCTGCGTGTTCAATATCTTGTTCAAAAGAGTATACTGTAAGACCTGTTGTTGTGATACCTGTGATAATACCACAAGAATCTTGTAATATATTAACATTATCAACCCATTCTCCAATCCATACCTTCTCAACACCACCAATAGAAGAACATCCTAAAACGTATCCATCTGTTAAGTTACAAGTAAAAGACATATTTTTTTATTTTTTATAAGTTTATTTTATAAGGGGGAATTACACCCCCTTGATTAGTTGGGTTGATTACAATTTGAAGTATACAACATATTCCCAGAACGCTGCATTCACACCTGATTTCCATTTAGAAGCCATACGTACTTCTTGGAAATCTTGAGAATACCACAATTCAAAGTTCTCATAATCATTTAAAAGGTCGCAACCAAATACTAAGTTAGATTTAGTTGAGATGAAGAACTTGTTTGTAGCGTTCAATCCTTTAACTGCTACCAATTTCACGTTAGAAGAAGGAATAGTGATCATAAAATCATTTGCTCCTGTTTCTACTGATGGGTAGTTGTATAAGTTTGCGTTTCTTAACGCTGTGAAATAAGTTCTTGCGAAGTCATAACCTACATAACAATACAAGTCATCCATTGCTACGATGTTTACAGGGATTGCTTGAATAGCGTTATCAACAACTGCTACGATATTACTTGGAGTAATAGAAGTAACTGATGCTGTATTACCATTAACAACTGAACCTGAATAAGTAGTTGTAGCCAATTTGATAAATCCATTACATAAACCTGTATTACCAGTTACAGATGTATTACCTTGCCAAATCAATGTATCAATTAATGAACTGATTTGTGCTACTTTCTCTTCAGCGTAGATTTGCTCAAAAGGAATTGTTGTGTTATATGAACCTGGGTTCATCATTGCTTGTGTGTAGTATTGCTCTAACGTATCCAAACAGATACTTTCGTTTACTTTCAACGGACAAACATTTAGTGTGTTTTGAGTTAAGATAGTTTCACCTTCATCGTTGAATCCACATCCACCTGCTTGTGCTACTAAATCAGAAGACAACAAGTTAATTGATGCTGCCGATTTAATGTCTGGTTGGATCGTCAAAAATTGAGTTGATCTACCACCTAAAATCATTTTTTTGATTAAAGCCATACGCTCTTGATCTACGTATGCTGATAATCCTGCGACGTTTAATGCCATTTTTGATTAATTTTAATTAGTTTATTTTTATTTTTAATTATCTTCCTCCGAAGAATTTAGCTCTGTCTAACTTATCTGCTGATTTTGATAGA